ATGGAACTCAAGAATGGTACAAAAATGGACAGCTTCATAGAGAAGGAGATAAACCAGCTATCGTTTATGTGGATGGAACTCAAGAATGGTATAAAAAGGGTAAGTATCATAGAGAAGGAGATAAACCAGCTATTGTTTATGCGAATGGAACTCAAGAATGGTACAAAAATGGACAGCTTCATAGAGAAGGAGATAAACCAGCTATCGTTAAAGCAGATGGAACTCGGTATTGGTATAAAAACGGTGAACGTTATAGAGAAGGAGATAACCTTGTTATTATTAAAGCAAATGGAACTTGGTATTGATATAAAAACGGTAAATGTCAAATATGAAGTGGTTGTACACAACTAAACATTTTATCTGAATAAAATGTTTTTATTATAAGCTTCCTTTACTCTTCGTTCTTTTCTTCCTCCTGATTAGCATTTTTCTTGGGCTGTACTTGCACTCCACCAGGTACATAGACATCTCGCATAAGCTTTTCAAGTTCAGCATCATTCTCTATACCTAATTTTAAATGACGAGGGGTAATACGGACACGTTTGTCATCTTTGGCTTTATCACCTGCTTGCTCTAAAAGTTCTGCCGTCAAATACTCAAGAACAGCGCTGAGGAAAATGCTTGCATCTTCACCTACACGGTTAGCAATAGAAAGCTCTTTCAACCATTTATTTCTAATACGAGAAACAGGGAACAATAATCCAGCACGCTCGCTCGCAGTGACCCTTCCGCCACCTGAAGATGCCTTGGATTTAGAAGAATTGAACTTCATAACAGCCCGTTCTCCTTCTTTGTTTGAATTGGAAGCTATTTCACCTTCCATTGTAAGCCAAACAGAGCTTTTGATTTCTTTAGCTCCCAAGGTCTTCTTTCCAGAATGAAAAAGAAGAAGGTTAGAATTCTTAATCAATTTTTCAAGGTTTATTTTAACAAAATTATCGACAACAGTCATGGCGCCACTAGTAATTCCAGCATCCGGATGAACCTGTTTTAAAACCTTGTAGGTAAAAGTATTAAATGTACTATAATCTTTCTTTCGTTTTGGTGCATCACTCATTTTCTTTTAATTATAAATAAAGTTTTTTTTCTTTTATAATTTTTAAAATTGGTTTTTTTTTGAAAGTAAAAAATTTATAAAGAAAAAAAACATCAATTATAATTAAAAATGTCTACAAGGAAAGGTAGAAGAAGGTCAAGTGCAACCAAGAGGAAAACGAAAACTATGAAAGACCCAATTGAAGGATTGAAGAATCCACAAATTAAAAGACTTGCTTACCGTGCTGGTGTTCAACGTATCGATGGTGGTATCTACGATATGGTCAGAAAGATCATCCATGAACGGTCAGATAAGTTGGTGGGAAAGACTTTGATCTTTACAACTAATTCTAAACGCAAAACAGTCAGTGTAGAAGATCTTCAAGGAGCCCTTGAATCTGAAGGTCTTTATCTTATGGCTGGCGGTAACACAGCTAAAGAATTTAGGGGATGCAAGGCTAGACCTAAGAAAACATTCAAGGTTGGTGCGAAAAAGCATCGCTTCCGTCCTGGAACTGTTGCCAGGAGACAAATTACTTATAATCAAAAGAATAGTGATTGCTTAGTTTTTGAGCAAAAACCATTCAAAGTTTTTATTCGTGATTTGGCAGAACGCAAGATTAAAGAGTGGAAAATAAGAGATCTTAAACTTCGTTTCAAGGAAGATTTTTTCAAACTGTTCCAATTTGTAATCGAAGAATATTTGGTTGGTCTATTGCGTGGAGCTCTGAGAATTGCTGAGCATTCAAAAAATCAAACTGTACGTCCAAAAGATATCGCTCTTGCCGATACTCTCGATGTTTACAGTGATAGAACTATCTAGATTCAAAAAAATATAATGATATATACATTTTTTAGTCAATACGTTGAAAAAAAAAATATAGATATGTTCCATTTGTGAAAAGTCATTTATTCTAAACATTATAAGGAAAAAATACGCCCAGACATTGAAAAACGTATTAAAAACCAAAAAAGTATCTACAATCATTAATTATTATCGAGATTGGTAGGAATGTGTACTGAATGTATAAAACACATTGAATACAGAAAAATATGGATTGTGGTGGATTATATATAACATTTTATCCTGATAAAATGTTATTTCAATGGAATAAGATAAATAAAAAAGTTGTGTTTCTTGAATTTTATTTTTAAGTAATAGCTCATGATTTAATAAATTATGTCAGGAGATGAAGAACTGTTCAGATAAAATAGAGGAGTACATATTTCGAAATTTTATCTTGACTTTGGACTCTGAAAGCTCTTTTTCTAATTTTTTAGCGAAATACTTTTCTCCTATTGTTTGCTGATTCAATTTTACTTTTCATTTCTGTAATATATATTCTATGATCTTTCAGTACCTTCCAATGTTCCAGGCCACTGTTTAAAAGTGGAAGATATGTTAATTCCACATAACAGCATCAAAAGACGTGAGTGGAAAAAATCTCTTTTTAAGTTTGTGAGGGTAAAGGAAATTTAACTTGACTACCCTTGAAAATCTATTGCTCTCTGAATGAATATCTGGAGTCAAAATATAGGGAAACATCATTCGTGTATAAAATAATCAAAAATGCTTTTTTAATATGGATTCTTGAGTTTAAAATCTATTGTAAAATGCTTCCCAAGAATCCAAAATATCCATTTTTATATACTACGACAAAAAGTGGAAAACAACGTTTGTGGGCTTGTTGGTTAGATCCAGATGATAAACCTATTGTGTGGAGAACAGATGGAGAAGTAGGTGGGAAGTTGAAAGATCCTAGTTCTCGTGTCTTCAAGAAAAATACAATAAGAAGTGCTCTACAACAAGCGAAAGAAGGAGCGCAAAAAATGTGGATTCAGAAATTGGATAAGGGATATGCTCCTGCTCCTGATGATAAAGAGGGTCAAAAAATCTATCAGTATGTGATATCACAAAAAGAAGCAAATGGGGGTATGAACCGCGGAGTTAAAATGTGGGGAGAAAGCAAGATTACGACTAAAACTACTGCTGGAACAAAGGATATATCTGATCGTCATTATGCAATGCTAGCCAAAACCTATAAAGATTGGCTGAATCGAAAGGGAGAAGAGAGTTATGGATTGACTCCATCTGGTTCGAAATTAAATTTTCCTTGTTTTGTGCAAACAAAACTGGATGGTGTGAGAGCTTTATCCAAAATCAATGGAGATATAGTGACCCTTGAATCTAGAAATGGAAAGGATTTTGTATTCCTAAATCATATTCGTGATGAAATTAAGAGATGGCTTACTTTCAAAGGATGTACAGATATAGTCCTCGATGGCGAAATGTATGTCCATTCAATGTTTCATTCTTCAGGAGAAGAATATAAAACAGTAGAAAGATTCCAATTTCTGTCAGAAACTTGTAAAATTACTCGTAAAAGTCCTCATTCTCAGGAAAAGAAAGTTCAATTTTGGATATTTGATATTTGGGACCCTGAAAAGACTTTTAGAGAAAGATGGGGTCAACTTCAAAAGATTTTTACTGATTATGATGGAGATATTCTACATTTAGTTCCTACATATGAAGTGAACAACCATGAAGAAATTGAGAAATACATGTGTGAATTTGTTGGTGAAACTACAAATCGAGAAAATTATGAATATGAAGGATTGATGGTTCGTCAATCTGAATCCAAATATGTAGCTCGAAATAATTACCACTGTTCAGATCTATTAAAATATAAACGGTTTGAAGATGAAGAATGGGAAATTTATGGTGTAGAAGCGTGTGCAGGTAATCAAGCTGGAGCTATCAAATGGAAATTGAAAAATACAATAGATGGCAAGGAAAGACATGTTGTTGCCAAACAAATGGGAGACTTGTCTTATTCTCGTCAATTACTAAAGGAATATCAATCCAATCCAGAAAAATTTAACGGAAAATGGATCAATATTAGGTTCAATCAAAGAAGCAAAGATCTCGTTCCGCGTTTCCCTAGAGCTACAGTAATACCAGAAGATAAATTTTGAAAAAAATGATGCGGTAAACTTTTGGTCTTGAACCAAAAGATTTTGGGAAGAGAAAAATATGTTATCTCCTAGACATTGGAGGATTAGACGAAAGAAAAACAAAACAAACACCAAACGGAAAAGTGTTTTACAGAAAATAAATCTTTCTGATATTCATCGTGAAAAATCTGGTAGTTGTCGTAATATTGGAGGTCATCCACAACATGTTAGTAGTTCCAGCACCAAAAAGTTTATAAAGAAAAGACCAAGTTTATGGGAATTATCTACCGCAGAACACAAAACTACTGTCCACAGTGAAGTTATAATGCGTCGTAAAAAAGAAAAAGAGCAAGAACTACAAACTGTGGAACTTCAAGAGCCTATTTGTCCAAACATTGTTAAACCTATAGATATTGGTAAAGTCTATAACAAATATAATAATGACAATACAAGCAGTTTTAGCAGTAATTCTGAGTATGTAAATAAAAAGTTTTCTTGTGAATATAAAGAAAAACACAAGTATGATAGAGATATTGATAGTGATAGTAGCAGTGTTTCTTCCTTTATTCATCTCGATAGGAAAAATAGTGAATCAGATGATGAATTAGAAACTCATCCTGCGCTTCGACAAGCTTCAGTACTTAAAAAGTTTATGTTAGAAGATATGAGAAGTAGAATTGACAAACATACATTACAAAAAGAATATAGCACTTCTTCCATTGTATATTTAAAAACTGAAGAAGGTGAGATAAGCGATGCGTTAACCAATTTATTAACACTACGAGTTAAACAAGAAAAAGAAAAAGACCTACAAATATCGATGTGGAAGCTTAAAACTGAGAATTTTGAATTAGTGAATTGGAATGACTTTATTAATAATCACCAGCATATTGTCATTGATCGTTCCTCGAAATATACCTTTATCGAGACATCGAAATTAGTAACTGTATATTGAACTATTTTTTTTAATAAAATATGTTATATAACATATTTTATCCTTCTATCATTTTTCTTTTTCCCAACAAAATGGAACATGAAAAGATTGTGGGAAATTATAGACTTTTAAAACAATTAGGTGAAGGCGCTTTTGGGTCTGTTTATTTAGCTAAAGATATGCGTGATGGTAGAATGTATGCCATCAAAGAACTAAACAAAGTGCGACAAGGAGGAAAAGTGAAATCTTCTATCATTCGTGAAGTGCAAGCTTTGAAAAAAATAAAGGGGTGTCCACACACTTTGACTTATCATGGAATTATAAACAAACCAGATAAAATTTATCTGATTACAGAATTTGTTGAAGGTGTTACTCTTGACAAGTTCATTCATAATCTCAAGGAAAATGTTTACGATATTAGCAATGAAGAATTGCTTGATATAATGATTCAATTAGCTGAAGCTTTGACATGTATTCATGCCCGTGGTTTTTTACATCGAGATTTAAAAGATGCCAATATTATTATCAATCCTGAAACATCCCCACCACAAGTGACTGTCATTGATTTCGGATTGTCTTGTATTATGGAATTAAGCAAACAACCAACAAATGTGGAAAAGAAATCATGGTGTAAGAACATCAAAGGTGGCAATCGAAGATATTATCCTAACAAAACATTTACTAAAGAATGGGTATTTCCGCCCGATTATCCTTTCTGGGCGTCGGATGTTTTTGCATTAGGTTTAATTTTTTACCGATTGGCTACTGGAAAAGCTGTTAGAGCATATCATGTTCCAAAAAATATTCATACAGGAAATGATCTACTCGATGATATCATTGAATTACTGATGCTTCCACAAGATCCCGATCTTCGATCTCCAATGATAGATATATTAGAAGATATGCAAGATATACATGACCCAGATTTTGTGATCTTAAGAAATCACAGATAATGAGCGTAGCCGTAACCACGTTTTTCTGGTGTTTTCTTGGTGATAATAATGCAATTTCTGGCAAAAGTAATACTCTGAATGGAGTCAAGATGATGGATAGGGCTTTCATGCACACCAGCAAAATCTGAATTCACACAATCCACTGCCGATTTGAAGATTTGAACAATAGATTTTGGATGTTCATATCCATATTGGAAAGTATATCCATATAAATAACCTTTGGTCCAATAAGAAGTTTCTATATCTTCAATGATATATACTCCTCCTACTTCCAACACTGGGAACAATTTATTGAAAGTTAACAATTGATGTTCCGGAACATGAGATCCATCATCATTTATAAAATAATAGGATGGTGTATTTGTTCCACAAAATGATCTAAATCATCTTCTGATCCCTGATCTACTTTTAATACATTAAATCTGGGACCTTCTTTCTCTACGTTAATATCTATTCCGTAAATATGCATTTTTGGAAATAATTCTAACCACATTTTTAGTGAAGCTTCTCTTGCAATACCAATTTCAACAATACCACCTTCTTTTTGGTAAAACTTTTGAATGAAAGTAGGGTAAATTTCATGATATCTATGATGAGTTATCTTATCAGTATTGTTCTTTTTCCCTATCTCGTACATTTAAAATAGAAGAAAATCTCTTTAAATCTCTGATAAATCAATGTTAACATCCATTTGTCTCCACTCTGAAATGTTAAGGCATTCCTTTTCACCATTAAGTATCTTTAATGATTTTACAGTACCATAAATAGGATCACCAAAATAGTCGTAAAAATTTACAGTTCTGGGAATAACAATTTTCCCTTCTTTGATGAAATATTTTACTAAATTTGGGGTTACATTTACATAGTAATTCAACCCACCATATAATGCACTAATTTCTTTTCCATCAATGTGTATTGCTATTTTGTCCCCTTTTTTATGCGCAGTAAATATCAACTCCCATGTCCATTCCATATATCTACTGGTATAATAATTGCTATGGTAGTCCCCATCATTTTTACCACTCAATCGACATAAAGTATTTGGATCGATTCCTGGCATCACTTCATCCAATGTATTTTCAACTAACCATTGATACATATTATGATAAAATTCTCTAGGTAGAGTATGTATTCGCTCTCTACTCACAACAAACTGAGCTCCTCCTTGTTTATTTCTAGTAAAATTACCATAACCTTCTATTTCACCAAACCAATCTTTCATGGTGTTATCCCACCATCCAGATTCAACCATAGCTTTTGCTTTGGGACCAGCATCACATAACAAAAAATTATTAAAGCTCCAATATCCAGGTGTTTTCGAAGATTCATATACTTTTGAAAAGTCAGGATGGTTGAGAATATCAACTACACTCCCTATGTGATACCATTTATACTCGTATTGATGCACAATGATTACGTTTTGAGGTAAATAGTCATAGAAATCGTAGATAAATTTGATCAGGTTGGACTCTGATTTAGCTTTATTGATAGCATTGAAAGGCTCTTTATCTGGTTGTTCTTTTTCATAGACTACATAAGGAAATTTAATTCTTTCAGCCCATGAAACATCGTTATCGTAATGATTTACGATCACGAAAAACTTTGTATCTTTTGTCCATGGTGGTTCCATTTTTATTTGGAAAAGATAGATGATGCCATTAAAGCATTTAAAATGGAACTAAAAATGGTCAAGGTTATATCATTTTGTATTTACGGAGGACTGCAAAAATACTGTTTGGGACTAATAAAGAACATAGAAATAATCCAAAAACACCTTCCAGATTATCAAGTTTGGATTTATGGAGGAACAGATGTCCCTATGAGTTATGTCGAACAATATCAGGGATTCCCCAATGTAAAATATATACCTACAGACAACAAGGGTGCAGAGATGATGTGCAACCGTTTTTTCACTATCGATGACCACAACGTTGAAATATGTCATGCCAGAGATGCGGATAGCAGAATCACTGAGAGAGATAGATGGGTCATTAAAGAATTTGAAAACAGTGATAAAACCTTTCATATCGTTAGAGAGCATTTTTGGCACAAACGAAAAATAGCAGGTGGCATTTGGGGGATTAAGAAAGGATGTATTGAAGAAAAAGTAGAAGATCTATATCATAAATGGATTAAAGATAATGAAGTTCTCAGGGGTAAACATGATACAGATCAGATATTCCTTGAACAATGTGTCTATCCTTTGATCAAAGATAGAGTACTCATACACAGTAATATCGTAGGGTTTATAGGAGAGGATATAACAAGTATATCCTTTCCACGGAAGAACGATTATGATTTTATTGGAAATGTGATCTTGTTTGATCATGATGGAAATGAATACCCTGAATTTCGATTTTCAGACTACAACCTTCCTCAACATTTACAGTGGCTTCTCTTACAAAATAGATGGGACTTAATTGTTTCAATCACAAAAGAATTTTGTGAATCTGATGATGTCTTTTTTAAATATCCCTCACAACAAAGATATGTAATACTAGATACCATCTTTGTATCCTATTTTTATCTACAGGATGTTCACAAATGCAAAGAAATATTGTCAAAGTTTAGATGGACTAACATCGAAGAACATGTTATAAGAAATTCTAGTCATCTCATAGAACTTGAACGTAAATTACATGGGAAAAAGATTATTGGAACAACAGATCCTTTAAGGGAACCTGGTGCAGATGAGATTATTGTGTGTTATGGAAATTATCCTCATGATGTCTACAATTTGCCTCATGCAGAACAACCAAACAAAATATATCGTCACGCAATCTATAAAGACTTCATAAAACATGATATTTTCGAGCATCACCCGTGTTGGGATAAGATAGATCAAATCTATATCTTAAATCTAAAAATGCGTAAAGATCGATGGATGGAAATACTGGTTGAACTTTGTAAAATGGGTGCTCCTTTAAACAAAATATATCACTATCAGGCTCCTATTGAAGTTGTAACTGGAGTAAAGCAAGTAGATAAATATTTAGGAGCTACTAAAAACCATTTAGATGTAGTTAGTCATTTCTTATCCAACGATTTCAACTATTGTTTGATATTAGAAGATGATTTAACTTTTACTTCAGACATATTGAAACATCAACAAGATCTTCAAGAATTTTTTAAGCGCGATTACGATTTTGACGTTTGTCTGATTTCAAGTTCAAAGTATCACGAATTACGCCCCCATGACGATTTGCTTGTTAAATCATATCAAGTTTGCACTACTACTTCGGGATACATATTGAAAAAAGAATCAGCTCACAAAGTGTATCAGTGTTTCAAAGAAGGATATGAAAAAATAAAAGAAACTCATCAATACCATATTTATGTATGCGATCGTTATTGGTCTAAACTCCAAAAAGATAACAAGTTCTTCCTATTTAAAAGAAAATTTGGGTATCAAAGAGCAAATTATAGTTCTATCACGGAAACCATAGACTGTCATTTTGATTAAATGCCTATTACAGTGTTATATGATAAAATAATCTTCATATATCATGTTAAAAACAAGACATGTAGCATATGAAATTGAGGTTGTAGAAATAAATCACTGAACAACTATCTTTTTCTTCAACTTGATATTGGAGAAAAAAAAAGAACAACAACTATTACTTTTTTCATAACTTGATCTTGGAAAAAAAAGAACAACAACTATTATGTTTCCTGTAAAGTTGATCTTGGAAAAAAAAGAACAACAACCATTATGTTTCCTGTAAAGTTGATCTTGGAAAAAAAAGAACAACAACTATTATGTTTCCTGTAAAGTTGATCTTGGAAAAAAAAGAACAACAACTATTACTTTTTTCATAACTTGATCTTGGAAAAAAAAGAACA